GCTGATCAGATTGGTTTGACGCCGGCGGGGTTGGCTGCGAATCAGTGGCAGGTCGGCAAGGCGGCGGACAGTAAAACTCCTGATGGAAATCCGGGTAGGACCCGTTCGTCTCGGTCTCGTGTGAAACTCAAGGTCGTGGGCGATGGTGGCGCCTGATGAAGAGCTCGTCATCGACTTCAACCCGCTACACACTCTTGGCTTCCTGGTGACTGACTGGGTTGAGCATCATTGCATGGTTCCCTCTGGCGTGTATGAGGGGCAGTCGCTTGTTTTTCGTGGTTGGCAGATAGCGTGCACCGTGAATCACTATCGGATCAAGCCGAGAGCTACGTTCAACCCGGAGAGGATCCTAGCTCCATTCTTTTATCGTCGTTCGGTGATTGTGGGGCCGCAGAAGTCGGGTAAGTCTCCGTGGGGTGCAGCGATGATCCTCGCCGAAGCGGTTGGTCCGGCGTTGTTTGCTGGTTGGGCGAAGGGTGGCGAAAAGTACCGCTGCGAAGATCACGGCTGTGGCTGCGGGTTCGAGTATGAGTATTTGCCTGGCGAGGCGATGGGGATTCCCCGCAGTAAGTCTTTGATCGCGTTGTTGGCTTTCGCCGAGCAGCAGACAGCAAACGTGTATGGGCCTTTACAAACAATGATCCATAGCGGGCCGCTGGAAGAGATCCTCAAGGTTCGTGAGGGCTTTATCCGCCTACCAAATGGGGGAAAGATTGTTCCCCTGTCGTCGGCGGCGAAATCAAAACTCGGGCAGCCGCTCAATGGTGCGCTCGCGGATGAGTCCGGCTTGTATACGGCGCAGAACAAGGTGTTGGAGACGTGGCAGACAATGCGTCGCGGTGTTGCTGGTATGCAGGGGCGGACGATTGAGCTTACGAATCCGTGGGATCCGATGGAGAACAGTGCGGCCCAGCAGGCGTTTGAATCTCGTCAAAAGGATATTTTCCGGTATTACCGGAAACCACCGCAGGATTTGTCGTACAAGAATAAGCGTGAACGGCACAAAATTCATGCGTATGTGTATGCGGACTCTCCGTGGGTTGACCCGGTAGGTATTGATGCTGAGGCTGCTGAACTTGTGGAGACTGATCCTGTGCAGGCGGAACGGTTTTTCGGGAATCGCCTGGTGCAGGGCCTTGGCTCGTTCATTACCGAGTCTTTGTGGGATTCGCATACTGATGCGAGTCGTGTGGTTGCTGCTGGTGAGCCTGTTTGTGTGGGGTTTGATGGGTCGAGGTCTGGGGATTGGACGGCGATTCGCTGCGAAACCTTGGATGGGTTCCGGTTCACGCCTACTTATGGCCCGGATAAACGTCCGGCGTTTTGGGATCCGAAGGATTGGCCTGAGGAGCGGATTCCTCGCGGTGAAGTCGATGCTGCCGTGCATGAAATCTTCAGCAGATACAAGGTTTCCCGCATGTATGTGGACCCTCGGCACTGGGAGACGCAGGCAGACCGGTGGGCGTCCCTTTTCGGGGATGACGTTGTTGTGCAATGGCCGACGAATCAGATTAGTCGCATGTTTGATGCACTGGTGCGCTTCCAGGAGGACCTGCATGAGGGGTTAACAACGCATGATGCGGATCCTGATGCGCGTCTGCATGCGTTGCATGCTCGGAAGGTTGCGAAACCTGGAGACAAGTTCATCCTCGGCAAGCCTGCCGAGCATATGAAGATCGATATTTTGATGGCTGACGTCTTGGCTCATGAGGCGGCGTCGGATATGCGGGCAATCGGTTGGAACGAAAGTGAGCCGATTATTTTCGACTGGAGGTGAGATATGGCAATCGTGAAGTTGGCGGATTCTTATCTCTCCATGATCCGGAAAACGCAACAGTTTCTTGCTGAACGAGCGGCTTATGACCGGAGGATGCTCGCAAACTATGAAGGACGTGCTCGGCTTGCCCATCTAGGGCTGGCTGTCCCGCCCGAGCTGTCCGCGTTGGAATTGGTCATTAATTGGCCGCGTATTGTGGTGGATTCGATCGAGGAACGGCAGAACGTTTCCCGCATAACCGTGACTGGGGATACTGACTCCGCGGCGTTGATCGCTAAGATTCGCGACGCGAATGACCTGGATGCGGAATTATCACTGTGGAAACGTGACCGACTGATTTACGGCCGGGCATTCTTGTCTGTCGGGGCGAACGAGGAACCTGGCGGCTTGCCAATAGTCCAGGTGGAGTCCCCGCGCGAGGTTGCAGTGAAAATCGACCGGCGGCATCGCCGTGTCGCCTATGCGGTGAGGCTTTCTGAAGTTGATTCGTTTGGCAATCCGACGTTTGCGACGATCTACCTCCCTGACCGTACGGTTCTTGCTGAGCGTCGCAACGGTGAATGGACCCAGATTGATGTCGATGAGCATCATTTCGGTATTGTGCCGATGATTCCGTCTTTCAACCGTCGCATGACCGGCGAATGGGTTGGGCATTCGGAGATGGAAGACATTATCCCGATCACTGAGGCAACGATCCGTACCGCAACGGATATGCAGGTTGCGATCGAGGTGGCTGCGCTCCCGAAGAACCTTATCGCTGGGGCGAAGAAGGAAGACTTCGGTGGGACCATGGACGGCTGGTTCAACTATCTGAAACCGTTCCTGGCGTTGGCGTCGTCTGACGCGAAGGGGTTCCAGTTCACGGCTGCAGATCTAGCGAACTTCCATGGGACGATTGAACTTTATGGGAAGCTCGCAGCTTCGGTTACTGGTTTCCCGGCGCATTATTTCGGGATGACGACCGTGAATCCTGCGGCCGAGGGCACGACAAACAATGAGATGGAACGCCTCGTTGGCCGGGTGGAGCGTGTAAACAGTGAATCTGGTGGCGCGTTGGAAGAGGCGTTGCGGTTAGCTGTCAATCTGACAGGGCGTACTGTCCCGCGTGGCATGGTGAATGTGGATTGGAAGAATCCCGCATATACGACGATCTCGCAGTTGGCTGATGCGATGCAGAAGCTCGCTGGTGGAGTCGCGTTGATTTCTCGTGAAGGTGCATGGGACGAGATGGGTTGGGATGATGCCCGTAAAGAACAGGAACGCACCTATTTTGAGGAACAGGCGGCTGACCCTGAGATTGATGCGTTGACTGCGAAGGTGGATAGCCTTGGCTGACATCCCTGCCGCTGTTGAGACGCATTACCGTCACGTGTTGAAGTGGCAGGTCACTGCGATAGGTTTGGGTTCGCAGGCGTGGGCGGAGGTCACGCCGAATGCGATCTCAGAATCCTGGTTAACGCAATTGCCGGCAGTGGCGACAGCATTTGAGAAGCTCCGCCGATCGGTAGCTGTCGATTCCGCGATCTACACGCCACTGGCACTCGCCGAGCAAGATTCCTACCAGGCGACAGATGGTTTCGTGGACGTAGACGCGTTCATGCCCACGCTTGCCACGGGTGGTCCTCTTGAAGATGCGCTCTATGTGCCGGCGATCCGGGCGAAGGAAGCAATCGGACGCGGTGTCGGCGTCTCCGAATCGCTTGAGGTCGGTAAGCAGGCGCTCTATGGGGTCCTTACGAGTGCGCTTGCGGATACTGGTAGGCAGGTCGGCGGAGTCACGGTCGCTGCTCGTCCTAACGTGGGGTATACGCGGATGTTGAATCCGCCGTCGTGTGAACGTTGCGTGGTTCTTGCTGGCAGGTTTTACCGCTGGAACACGGGCTTCCTTCGACATCCGCGTTGCGATTGTGTTCACGTTCCTACGGGCGTGAAATCCACGGCTGCGGCGCGCGCTGAAGGTCTAGTAGATGACCCGTACGAGTATTTCAATAGTCTCTCGGAGGCGGAGCAGGACAAGGTTTTCGGGAAAGCGTACGCACAGGCAGTGCGTGATGGGAGTGATATTTTCCAGGTTGTGAACTCGAAGCGTGGACGCCTCAAGCACGGTTTGTTTACGACTGAGGGGACGACGCGGCGCGGCTATGCGGGAGCGAAACTCAAGCGCGGTCAGAAGAGGCTCACACCAGAAGGGATCTACCGGCTTGCCGGTAGAGAGAATCTGACCCGTGAACAGACGCTAAGCCTGCTGGAACAGCATGGGTACCTCCTGCCTGGCGGGCAGAATCCAACCGGGAGCATACGTGGGCAGGCGCAAGGCTTTGGGGCGATGGGTCGTGGAGTGACGCGTAGGAAAGCATCGAACGCGGTGCTGGAGGCGAACGCCTCCGGTGTGCGTGATGGTTCCGTTTATACGATGACGGAAGCAGAGCGGCGCCTCGCGTATGCGAAACGGGACTATGAGGAAACGTTGCATGGCTTGAATCCGTATACGGAGGCGGCGATACAGCGCCGTCAGGGTGTGCGCGCATGGTCGGTTGATCGGCCGCTTACCGATAGTGATAGGGCGCGTGCTGAGTCGTGGTATCAGGCGATGCAAGCAACCGGCGGACAGCTCTATCTAGCGGATGGTACGGACGTTCGCTCACTTTACAAGAATCTTCGGGGCCTCGGATAGGTACCCGATAAGCAGTATTAGACCCGGCGCGAGGCCGGTTTTTTGTTCCCCAGCGATTGGAGAAAGAATCATGTCTAGGAAACGGCTCCCCTTCTACATTCGGCTTCTCACAGATCCTGCTGAACCTGGTGGCGGGGATCCGACGCCAGGAAACGCCGCTAACGCTAGTGATGAGCAGCTCGGCGAGAACGGTAAGAAAGCTTTGCAAAGCGAGCGCGAGGCTCGTAAGGCTGCCGAAAAGGCTTTCGCTGAGGCTTCTGCCAAATGGGAAGCAGAGAAAGCTGCGCTAACGAAGCAGGCGCAAGAGGCATCTGATGCTGCGTCGAAGGCACAGATTGACGCCGCGCGGGCGTCAGTGTTCCGAGCGAAGAACATCCCACCGGAGCTTGAAAAATTTGTTGCCGGTTCGACGGCGGAAGAACTGGAAGCAAGCGCTGATGAGGTGCTTGCGGCATTTCGTCCGCCTGCTGCAGAGCCGTCGGCGCCGGAAGTGAAGCCTCTCGGGATGCGTCCAGATATGACACAGGGAGCATCGACTTCACCAGATGGCGGTGATGTTGATTCTTTGATTTCGGCTGCTGAAAACGAGAAGAACTATCGAAAGTCTTTGGAATTGAAAGCGGTCAAACTGGGCAAACTCGCTCAGATTCAAAACTAGATTAGGAGGCTAGCCGATGGCTGGTATCACAGGTCTGGGCACTACCTACAATCTGCCCAATTTCGTTGGAGAACTGTTCAACGCTTCTCCGGAAGATACTCCGTTTCTTTCGGCTATTGGTGGGCTGACTGGCGGGGAATCCGTTGGTTCAACCTTGTTTGAGTGGCAAGGGTACGACCTGCGGGATGCAGCGACAGACCGGCAGCGGGTTGAAGGCGCAGATGCGCCCGGCGGTGAGGAGCGCGTGCGTTTCAACGCGTCAAACGTTGTCGAGATCCACCAGGAAGTCGTGGATATTTCGTATACGAAGCAGGGTGCAACGAAACAGCGTAATACTGCGGGGGCTGAGGTTGTACAGCTTGGCAATACGGTTATTCCCGCTGATGAGTTGGCATGGCAACTTGAGCAACAGTTCAAGCAGATTGCACGTGACGTGGAAAAGACGTTCCTCACCGGTACCTATGCGGCGCCCGCGGACAATACAACTGCACGTAAGACTCGCGGACTGCTCGAGGCTATCGCGACGAACGTTGCGACTACCACTAAGACCGCTGCTACCGTTACGGCGGATGAGATCCTGGATCTTTTCCAGGCAGTGTGGGATAACGGCGGTATTTCGGAGACGGAAACGCGCACCGTTATCGTGAACGCTACTCTCAAGCGCGCTCTGACTCGCCTTTTCATCACCGATAAGGGGTATAAAGAAGAGACGCGCAACGTTGGTGGTGCGAATCTGCAAACGTTTGAGACTGATTTCGGTAAGGCCAATATCATGCTCGATCGCTACATGCCTGCCGACACGTTGGTGGTTTGCTCGCTCGAGGATTGTAAACCTGCGTTCCTTGAGATCCCCGGCAAGGGGCATTTCTTCTCCGAACCGCTCGCTAAGACCGGCGCATCGGATCGCGTGCAGATCTACGGCGAGATCGGGCTGATCTACGGTAACGAGAAGAAGCATGGCAAACTCACGGTTGCCACTGCGTGAGTCCTAGTGGTGAGCCAGCATTATGCCGGCTCACCACGGATTCTCTAGGAGGGAATCGTGAAGGTTCAATCTACTAAGTACCCGAATCTGCTAGTCACGTCACCGAAAGTACAGTTTGTGGGAGGTGAAGCCGAAGTCGATGCGGCAACGGCTGAGAAGCTGGCGAAACTCTCTCACATGGGGATCGTGGTACCAAAGCGTACTTCTGCACGGAAGACTGCTGCGAAGTGATTGGGGGTTCGCGATGGCGTACGCGCTGGTATCAGATGTTGCGACAACGCTTGGTCGCACAATCAGCGATGCTACCGAAATTGACCAAGTAAACGACTGGATTTCTGACGCCGAACTGATTATCCACGCCCGTCTCGGAGACCTCTCTGCGCTTGATGCCGGCGTGCTGCGCCTCGTTATCAAAGAGGCCGTGGCGCGTCGAGTACGGAATCCAGACGGTAAGGATAACGAACGTATCGACGACTATTCCTATGGGCTAGTCGATGATGCAAAGAAGGTCGGAATCTCGATCACGGATGAGGAATGGGCAATGCTTTCCCCAGATGGATCGGCATCGGGAGCATTCATGCCTACCGCTACACCGCAATGGTGGACCGGTGGACGCCCTCCGTATTATCCGACGAGTCTTGAGCGTGAAGGGTGGGGCTAATAATGAGTATCCAGTCGGCGGTTCTCGCGGGCCGGCGCGCCGCAGAAAAACTCATGTCTGACACGTGTGAGATCGTCCGTCTGGTTCCTGGTGAGGATGAGGACGGCCTCGACGTCACTATCGAGACCGTTGTCTATTCAGGCAAATGCAAAGTTCAAACCTATGAGCCGTATGAGTCGAATCTTGTGATTGTCGGGAATCCGGTAACCCAGCAGAGGTACCAGCTACACATCCCGTGGGGTGCAGCCGTTCTGCAGGTCGGCGATATCGCACGTGTCGCTGGGCGTGAGAGGCCGCTACGGGTCGTCGCCTTGTTCGATAAGACGCATGCGACTGCGCTGCGTGTCGCATGCGAGGAGGTGGCGAATGCCAACAGTTGATATCGATATGAGCGAGGTTAGGACACTGGCGGCGGATTTCTCCCAGATCCCTGGTGAGCTTGCCCGGCATGCTATTCCGGTTGTTGAGAAGGCTGCTGTGAACGTGAAGAAGCAGCTGATTGCCGAGATGCTGGCATCGAAGCATTTCAAAGGCTTCGCAAAGATTTCCTACGATCTGACCTCAGATTCGGGTGGGATTGTTGCCGAGATCGGCCCTACCAAGGATGGTCCTGGCGCGGGTGCTAATCTCGCCTATTTCGGAACGTGGAAAGGCGGCGGTACGGTGCCGGATCCACGCGGCGCCCTCGAAGCGGAATACCCGAAACTAGAACAGCATTTGGCTGATCTTGCTGAGGAGTTGTTCGGATGAGCCGCGCACACTACCGGGCAATCGAGGCACACCTCAAGGCGCTGATCCTCTCAGGCAAGACGGTCCCCGGGTTTCTCGGAGACCCGCCGTCAAACACGGGATTGCCATACACGTTCATTACACCAGTGCCCACTCCCGCGCATGCGGAAAATGTGGCAGGCAGCAGGGACGTTCTCGATACCTATTTCAACGTTACGTGCGTTCACACTACAGCAAACAATTGTTTGGCGTTGACTGAAGCGATGCGGGGACTCCTCGACGATTGGACGCCTGTAGTTGACGGTTGGCGGACCTTCCCCCTCGAACCGGGAGACGCACAACCGGTTCAAACATCCACCTCTGCGATGGAGATGGATTCAAACACCTACCCCCGCTGGTCGGTCACACAATACCGACTCCAAGCATGTAAGGAGAACAACTAATGCTCACACTCTATGACAAGCATATTTCGTTACGCGTGATGGCCGGGACGCTCGCCGACATTACCGACTTCGATCCGGAAGCCCCCAAGATTTCTAGCTTTCCGGCGCTTGAAGCGTCGAAGCTTATGGCAATGTCGGGTTTCGTGCTCGGCCCCTCGGGATCGGATTCGGGGTCTGACCCCGCCGTGAATGGTGACCCGAACCAGTATTTCGGCACATCCGGATACTCGGGGACGCTAACCCCGTACCGGTATTTAGACGATAAGGGTGTCCCTGTTGTCGCCGAGGATACGTTGTGGCCTCTCGTGGTGGCGAAGGGCTCGAATCTGGTTTTGTTCCTGCGTGAGGGTCCCGGTTGGGATTCGGATCCTGTGGCGGGGCAGGAAGTTTCGATCTTTGAGGCGACGACGGATGACCCGCAGCCTGGTGACCGTTCAGGGTTCATCAAGTATTCGGTTCCTCTTGCGATCCAGACGGCTTACCTGCACAAAGTGATCGTTGCAGACGCCTAATTTTCTTCCTCGGTGCTGGTTCTTTCTGGCCTTTCTGCCAGCACCGAGGACCCTCCATCGAGAAAGACCAAAGAACAAGCGTTGTGAAAGGCGAAGAACAATGACTACACCCACACCTGCAAGCTATGGCGACGCGAAAGAAACCGCGCCTCTGGATCCGCAGAGTTTCGATCTTGCCGCGTGGATCGAGGGAGTAAATCCCGTCCGGCATGCGGTCACGATTTATCAGCGCGGTGACCTCGTCGCAGATCTGGATGTCGTGAAAGCACGGCTGAATAACGCGAAACTTGCGAAGAACTCGAAAGAAATCGCTGCGCTGACGAAGCAGGCGCGCGGAATTGTCGAAATCATTGAGCAGTCTTCCCTCGATGTCGTTGTTGAGGGCTGGTCGGAGGACCGCGTGAAAGCTTTCCGGGAGCCTCTCAAAGAGCAGGGCCTATCAGATGAAGAGGTCACTGTCAGGCAGGTGGCGGCGCAGGTGGTTTCGCCAGAAGGTTTCACGGCAGAGTTTTATCAGACTCTTTTGGGTGTTGTTCGTCCGCAGGCTGAGGCGATTGCTGCGGCGGCGTTTGCGGCTAATGTGCGGGTGCCGGTGGTCTCGGTCCCTTCCTGACGGAGTGCCTGGACCTTCCAAAGAACGACTGGATCGTTCAGGCACTCCGCACCGCGAAATCGTGGGGACGCAGGCCCGTCGAGTTTCTAGGAGGCCTTGCGGGTCCACGATGGACGCCACGGGACACACTGCTAGCGATGGCTCTCGACGAGTATGAGGCTACACGGGTGGGATACGGCGGGTTCCCGAAGCGTCTGACTGAGGATGAGGCGCAGGACGGCGAATTCGATGTGGATTCGACGACAGATTACGCGAAGCTTGCGTGGGATGAGTGGGAAGCGCAGGAACGCAAACGCAAAGGTGACCCACAACCCGGTTTGGTACACCGGCTCGTATGGACGGGCTACCGGCGCGCGTCAGCCATCACAGGTGGCCCACAAGACAGCGCTAGTTTTTCCTAGCGTAGATGAAGTGGTTCACCATCATCAGGATCCCTCCTACGAGGATGATCCCGAGACCGTTACCTGTCGCGCCGTTACTGAGCGCGAATAGCCCCGCGATCACCGCAATGATCCCCAGCATGAAAAGCGGTGCCAAAAATTCGTTTTTCTTCGGCTGCTGCGGCATAGCCCCCCTCAAGAAATTCGCGGATAAACACAATCGTATACCGGAGGTGCATCCTTGTCCCAAGAAAGATCAATCAAGGTTACCTTCCGTACTAATGTCGCAGATTTCAAACAGCAACTAAAGTCAGCCTCGACGTCTCTCGAGGACCTCGCCGCTAAGGGAGACAAGACCGGCAAGGTCGCTCAGACGCAGCTGGGCAGGCTCGCTCAGTCCGCCCAACTACAGAAGGAAGCCTGGGCTACTGTTTCCACGGGTCTCGCCGCTTATGGGGCTGCCGCGACTGCACTCGTAGCTGTAGCGGTGAAGAAGTTCGCTGACTTCGACGAGGCAATGAGCGGAGTCCAGGCAGACACGCAGGAGTCCGCCGCGAACATGGAGCTGCTGCGGGCGGCAGCTATCCAGGCGGGCGCAGATACCGCATATTCGGCAACTGAGGCCGCTGGCGCAATCGATGCGCTCGCGAAAGCTGGTATTAGCACTACCGATATACTGTCCGGCGGGCTTGCTGGGTCGTTGAGCCTTGCCGCCGCTGGTGGGCTTGAAGTTAGCGATGCCGCCGAGATCGCCGCTACCGCGTTGACGCAGTTCAAACTTTCAGGGCAGGACGTCAATCACGTCGCTGACCTTCTTGCGGCAGGCGCAGGTAAAGCGCAGGGTGATGTGTCTGACCTTTCGATGGCGCTCAAACAATCGGGGTTGGTTGCCTCGCAAACTGGCCTCTCAATTGAGGAGACCACCGGCGCATTATCAGCATTTGCGTCTGCTGGGCTCCTCGGGAGCGATGCCGGCACAAGCTTCAAGTCCATGCTGCAGCGGCTCACTCCACAGTCCAAAGAGGCGCAGACGCTTATGGATGAGTTGGGGATCTCTGCTTATGACGCGCAAGGGAACTTCGTGGGCCTCGCGGCGTTCGCCGGGAACCTGCAAGATTCGTTGAGGGGTCTGACCACCGAGCAACGCAACTCCGCGATGGCTACGATCTTCGGGTCTGACGCCGTGCGTGCGGCGTCGGTGCTTTACGATCAGGGTGCTGACGGGATACAGGAGTGGATCGACAAGGTTGACGATTCCGGATATGCGTCTCGCGTCGCCGCGCAGAAAATGGATAACCTGAAGGGCGACATTGAGAAACTTTCGGGGTCACTCGAGACTGCTTTTATCAAAGCGGGTTCTGGCGCGAATGACATGCTGCGGCAGCTTGTCCAGTGGGCAGATTCTGCCGTTGATTCCTTCTCGCGGCTACCAGCCCCGGCCCAACAGGGCGTCATCGGCCTTGTGGCGCTGACAGGTGCCGCCGCCGGCATTGTAGGTATCGGCATGAAGGTGTTCACCTCTCTCGCCGATATGCGTACCGCGATGGATTCGTTGAATCTGTCTGGTGGGAAACTCGAATCACGCCTGAAGACGACAGCGAAAGTACTCGGAAAGCTGACGACTGCGGCTACTGCTTACGGGATTGCATTGAATGTCCTCGATAATGATTGGCAGTCGAGCGCAGAGGGCGTCGAGCAGTTCAACAATCAGCTGGCGACTACTGGGAAGATCGATATTTCTAAGGCGTTCGCTGGGGTGAATGATGGATATTGGGGACGCCAGGCTATCGATGTCGATAATTTCAGTGAGGCTTTACGTTCAGCGGCGGATCCCGGTTTTTGGGAGCAGGTCGACAACTCAATTACGTCCTTTTTTGGTTCAGTAGATACTGCCTCCTTGAAATCTCAACAGCAGTTCAAAGCTATTGGTGAGTCGCTCTCTGAGTTGGCTTCAACAGATTTGGCGTCTGCGCAGTCCGCGTTTACGGAGCTGTGGGAGGCGGCAGGTGGGGATGAGGCTTCGGGTGCAAAACTGCTTGAAGTCATGCCGGCGTATAAGACGTCTTTGACGGAGTTGGCGACGGAACTTGGTCTGGCAGCTGATGACACGACACTGTTGCAGCTGGCGAATGGTGATCTCGAAACGGGGTTGGACGGTACTAGTAGTGCCGCTGATGGGACGTCGTCTGCAATTGGGTCAGTGACTGATGCAGCACAGGACGCAACTGACGCGATGGACGAGTATGTACAGTCATTGAACGATGCGGCAGGTGTGCAGCTTGACCTATCGGATGCGCAGATGCAGTGGGAGGCGGCGATTGATTCCGCTACTGACGCACTCACCGAGAATGGACAGACCCTCGATATTACTACCGAGGCTGGACGTAACAACCGGGCCGCGCTGGATGATATGGCTTCCTCGGCGTGGGACCTTGTCACATCGCTGTATGAGGTTGATGGCGCGTCTGCTGATCTTGAGGGCACGATGCAGACGGCGCGGAATGCGTTCATTCAGACGGCCATACAGATGGGGATGACGCAAGCTGAGGCTGAAGAACTTGCCGACAAGTACGGGTTGATCCCCTCCAACGTTCGCACGACCGTCGAGGCGTCCGACAACGCGTCGGGCACGATCGCTTGGATCAAGCAGCAGCTGATCGAGCTGCCGAATCACAAGACGATCACTGTGGAGACGAGGCAGATCGGCCGGGTCGGCGTGGGAATGGCCGCGTCGACGTATGCGGTTGGTGGTGCGGTGTCTGGTCTGGGCACGGCGACGTCGGACAGCATTCTGGCGCGCCTATCGAATGGCGAGCATGTCCTGACGGCGTCGGACGTGCAAAAGATCGGCGGACAGTCCGCGGTGTATCGGCTCCGGGCGGCTATCCAGGCCGGGATGGTGCGGTTTGCTGATGGTGGCGCTGTTGGCGGCTCGTCGCTCGTGTCCCCGAAAGTCATGGTGTCAACGTCACCGGCGATCTATGTTCAGAACCCGTTTACAGGGAAGTATTTGCTGGCGCAGGTGGATCAGCGTGCGGAGAATATCGCGGTTGACGTGGTGAATGCGAGGTGAGCATGGTGAAGGCATGGGTGGCGGCGCATACGGGGCTGCCGTCTTTTTATACGGATGAGCCAGCGCGGATCATGTGCGGGGATCGTGTGATTACAAGCGGGTCCGCGCAGGCGCTTGTTTCTGATCCTCTTGCTGAGCCCGGCGTCCCGACAACCTACCAGGTGGGTGACGAATCAGTGACGCTAACGCGGCCCCTCGGGACGCCTGGGACGGCAATTCTCACGGATGATACGGGACGCGGAGTCTCTGGGTTGATCTATGTGGATACCGGAGACCAGGAGAACTACGCCCCCGAGGTCACTCAGTTCAGTCCCTTCGTTACACGCTGGGCGATGACAGATCCCGCCTACACGGGTTCGGGAACGTTCACGCTGAAAGACCTCTCCAAACGTGGCCAGGTGGAGGCACTGTTGCGCCGGCATCGTGTACTGATTGTCGGGCCTGCTGCACCGTCTCCTGGGATGGGGTTGCGGCGTGTGATTGTGACGCAGGTGCAGCGGACCAGGTATGCGGGAGGGGCCCGGATACGGTTTGAGGTCTCGTGGTCTGAGGCGAGGCTTTCGGACCGGGAGGCGTGTGGGGCGCCGGTGGTGACGTGGGGTGAATACGCCGCTGCTAGCAGCGGAAAGTTTACCGGAGAGTCTTATTTAGAGGTTTGTCAACGGATCGCCGGGATGCCGGCATAACCGATATCGGTTTGCTGGTGATGGGGATGTCCGTCATCGGTTTTCCTTTCGCGTGAGCAATCCCCTTCTTCGTTGGAGGGGTTTCTCATTCTAGGAGGTTGGTATGCGTCCTGGTCCGTCCATTGATGAGCTGAAACGAACTGGTGTCGGTGCGCGTATCAATGTGGTGCGTGCCGGTCGCGTTATTGCGACAAATGTTCCGGTGACGGATGTTCAAGAGGATTGGACGGCGTCACGGTCTGTGCCTACACAGGTGACTTTCCTTGCTCCTTTGGATTGGACGCCTAAGACGCCTCTGGATCCTCTCAACAACTACGGACAACGGATACAACTAATCAGCCTCGCTGAGACCAGCCGCGGCACTGTGGAAACCGAGATCGGCTGGTTCCAGATCTCCACGTGGGAGGTACAGGACGATGGCGTGCAGGTCACCTGCCTGGACCTGTTGCAGGTGCTTGCAGAGAACGACATGACGTGGCCGTCGAGCCCTCCTTCCGGCGCCACATTGCGCAGTGAGTTGCAGCGCCTGTGTACGATCCGTAGTGATTTCGCGCTGCCTGTGGTCCTGGACACTTCCGACCGGAGTATCCCGCGGACTTTCCAGTGGGGCACAGACCGGCTCGAAAACGTCGCAGACCTCTGCGAATCGTATGGTCTCACGTACGCAGTGAAGCCGGACGGTTGTTTGCATGCGTGGAGTGTCCCTGATGGGTCCTCCCCGGTGGCGCATTACACGGCGAAAGACCTGCTTATAGATGCTCCACGGACGGCGAAAGACCGCATCGCGAACGTTTACACGGTGGTTGGTGGGCAGGAAGACGACGCCGCGAACCGCTACTCGGCGTCCGTCACAAATACTAGCTCGCCATATGAACCTTCTGGCTACGGGGTGGTGACACAGCGGACGGCGTTGGATTCTGCGACGTCGCAGGCACAAGTGTTGGCTGCTGCGCAAACCAGGATGCGGACCGCGCTAGCCGCGTCAGAAACACGGTCTTTGGAGGTTGTGATGGATCCACGCCTGGAAGGCATGGACGTGATCTCGTGCATCACCGATGAAGGCGAGCCCATCGTAGGCAGGATTACCGCATATTCGCGGTCGCATACGGATCCGTCAGCTTCGATGAGGGTAGATGTGGAGGTACTACTGTGGTGAAACGCAATCGCTGGTTGGATGTCACCCCGCAAGGCTCGAAAGCTACCGCCAACCGTGGGGTTCAGGTGGATCAGTGGCTTACTGGGACGGTCACGGAGCAAGTGGATTCGTCGAATGTTGCGGTCGAGTTGGATGGTTCGGATTCTACGCCGGTGGTTGCCCCGGCGGCTGCCGGCATCACCTACATCGGCGCGCGGGTCCGGGTATTGCGGGATTCTACGGGGCGGATCATCCAGGTAGAAGCTCCGCTGGATTTACCGGAGGGCGTGGAGACTATCCCCGTCGGTGCGACGGGTTGGGCGATTTTGGATGCTCAGTCTGGTGTGAATGAGACCCAGGAGGCGCTGGCTGCGGCGAAGACGGAGTTGGAATCATCGCAGGCGCAACTCGCGTCGAATCTCAGTGTGACGGATGCGAAACTGGATGCCGCGCAGGAGTATATCGATACTACTGTGACGCCGGGTATTGCGGCTGCTCAGGCGGCTGCTGATGCGGCGGCGGATGCTGCGGCTCAGGCTGTGGCTGATGGTGTCGTGAGTGTGGTTACTGAGTATGCGGTGGGGTCGTCAGAATCAACTGCGCCTACGAGCGGGTGGAGTACGTCTACTCCCGCGCGGACTGCTGGCACGTTCATCTGGTCGCGGACGACCACCACGAAGGGTGACGGTACTGCGACCACGAGCGACCCGGTGCTGGTGACAGGGAACACTGGTGCGGCGGGTGCAGATGGTGCGGACGGCAAGGGCGGAGCTCCCGGCAAGGATGGTGTGGGCCTGTCGGGAACCGTCATCTCCTATGCGAAGTCCACGAGCGGGACAAGTGCGCCCTCGTCTGGGTGGCAGGCGACCGTCCCCTCGTCTACGCCGGGACAGTACCTGTGGACCCGCACTGTGTGGTCGTATACGGATGGCACGTCGGAGACTGGGTACAGCGTGTCCATGTGGGGCGCGACCGGCGCGAAGGGTGACAC